CCACTCATCTTCTTAAATATGAAGAACTGCAAGGCGCAGGGGGTTATTGGGATGAAGCGATATGGAATGAATTTTACTATGATGGAAAGATAGTTTCTCAACCAGAAATCCGCATACAAGGAAGTGGAACAAACATTGGTCTAGTCGTTTTCTCTAATTCGGCTATTGATTTAGGACATAATTTATCGGGCATTGTACTTCATTACACGCCTAGAAAACTAAATAGATAATAGGAAAAAGAAAATGGCAAAATTATATGTAGATACTACTGATAATTTGATAGACGTGGCTAAAACTGTCGCGGCTAATCCAAATACAAATGTCGTGCTTAATGGTACTCCTGTCAGCAATCAAACATTAATGAGTTTAGCTGCAAATCAAGCTATGCAAGGAACAGCGTTTGCCAATTCAGTTGTTCCTTATGCAGGTACTAATTTTACAGGAATGAATAACAATCTTGGGGCGCAAGCGGTGACACTTAGTGATGTTGCAAATAGTCCTTCTCAGCAATCTGTGGCTAATCAACCGACAGTTGTACCTTATTCATCATCAGTAATACCATCTGTAAGTGCAGGTACTAATTTTACAGGAATGAATAACAATCTTGGGGCGCAAGCGGTGACACTTAGTGATGTTGCAAATAGTCCTTCTCAGCAATCTGTGGCTAATCAACCGACAGTTACTCCTGTGTTACCTGCTCCTAAACCGTCTACTGATACCCTTGCTAATTTAGGTGGAACAGGAACTGCTAAAGTTGCGGATACAAATGTTGCGCCAACGACTACGCAAGGAAACTCTTTTTTAGAAGTGGATGCAACTGATCTGGGTTATCGAGGTGACTTGTCAGATACTGCCGCAATGATTAATTTTATAAAGGCTGCTAATCAAGCTGCGGCTAATGTCGGAGTAACTACACCATCTGCCGACACGCTTGCTAATTTAGGCGGAACAGGTACAGTTGTAGAGGCTAATAAAATTAATACGCAAGGAACAGGAACTGCCGGAACAGGAGCTGCCGGAACAGGAACTGCCGGAACAGGAACTGCCGGAACAGGAACTGCCGGAACAGGAACTGCCGGAACAGGAGCTGCCGGAACAGGAACTGCCGGAACAGGAGCTGCCGGAACAGGAACTGCTGCGACAAGTCCTCCCAGTACAATAAATACAGGAAGCATTCCTGCTCTTACTACGGCTGATTTAACTAATTGGTACAATACTCAACCAAAGGGCATTACTGCGGATCAATTAAAAACAGCATTGGGAGAACAGCAAACTGCTTTAAGCGGTCAAAATACAGAGTTTTTGAAAAACTGGAATAGCAGTGCCGATGCGCTTAAAACTAATATCCTTAGCGGTGTTGATACCAAAAATCAAGCATTTGGTACACAGGCAACACAAGGCTTTATGGATGCCTTTAAGAATTTCCAAATACCCACTAACCAGCAAACTGGTGTTAACTTAGGTAATTATAATGATAATCGAAATGCCGCTGCTGACCAATGGTGGTCACAATATGTTACAGGACGGAGATAATTAAATGGCAACTATAGAAGAAATAGCAGCGGGGTTGCGGTCTGGAACACCTGTACAAAAACCAACTACGGCAACGCAAACTTTTGATCCAAAGTATATTAATTCATACGGTGGATTAGTTAGCGGAGCAACTAATCCTAATTTAGCGGCTAATTTGAATAAATATGGAACAGTTACCGATGCGTATGGTAATCCTATATTTGATCAAAATACACTTAGTAGTTACTATTCCGACCCATCTGCTCTTGATAAGTCAACTAAAGCCATATCGAATGTTGCTGGTAAAGCTATTCAAACTACTCTCGGTACTTGGGCAGACGAGGTTCTTCAAAAAGAAACGCTTGATCCTGTAACAGGCAATCCTGTTAACTGGGTAGGTGGAACATCTGGTAAGCAATATCAAGCCGCTAAAACTGCATTGATAAATAATCCTGCAAACAATGCGCGATGGTCTAGTCAAAAAACACAAGCGCAGACTATTGCTGACCAAGCTGTTGCTGATGCTAAAACCCAAGAAGACGCTAGGATAGCAGCAGTTGCTTTAGCATCCGCTGATGCGGAAGCGGCAGCCGCTACTGAAAAGACAGCTCAAGAAAAAGCCGCTACAGAACAAGCCGCTGCTGATGTTAAAACTGCACAACAATGGACAGATGTTAAAAAACCTTTAGATACTTCCACATTAGGTGGGGGATTTGATGCAACTGGGAAACCTATCCCAGTGGTTGCACCTATTACCCAAGGGATGATTGATACCGCAAAACAAGGTGTTAATACTGTTACTAGTGATATCACCAAAATGACTGATGCGGCTAAAATAGCTGAAGTCAATGTGACACCTAATTCAATGGTATCTAATCAGTTATCGGGATTACTTGCTAAGAACAATCCTTATATCCAACAAGCTGTTAACGCGGCTAATCTGCAAGCATCGCGTAGAGGTATGCTTAATACAGGCGCTGCCGCTGGATTTGCTCAAGACGCAGCGATTAAAGCCGCACTGCCAATTGCTCAAGGTGATGCACAAACTATTGCAAGAGCCAATGAAGCCAATGCACTGGCAGCTAATAATTTGCAAAATAATGTATTGAATTTAAAAGCCAATGGGTTGATGGCAGATGCTAAAGAAATCAATGCAATTAGCACTGTATATCAACAAGCTCAATTAAATGATTTGTTGAACGGTGCAAACGAAACTCGTAAATTAAATGAACTAGTTACACAAGGCAATATCACTGCTTATAATCAAGTTAGTAAAGGATTGATTGACACGCTAGTCAACGATAAGTCTGCACAAGCACAACAATCATTGGCTATTGTAAATAGTACACTTGAAAGAGATAATAAACAATTCCAAGCGGGTTTAGATTTTACAATCAAACAAGCTGAGTTTACTCAAAAGGATAGAGAAGCTCTACAAGGCTACATTAATAATCGGACTACTGCTATGGAAACCGCTTTTCTTAAAATTGATACAACAGCAGACATTAGCGCAGTGGGTAAAGCGGCATTAAAAAATAATGCTAAATCAGAAGCACTTGAAAACATTAAAAATTATGCAGAGGGTATGGGAATGTATGCAAATTTAACTAAATCTTCAGCAGGTATTACTGCAAGTAAACTAGTTGCACCACCTAGTTCAAATACAGAAACCACTACTAAGGATGCTGCTAAAATTACTAACGATAGATTTACTTCATTTAATGCAGGTGGTTAATTATGAGCCCTCAAACAACTGAACAATTACGTCAATACGTTAATCAATCTAAAGCAAGTCATGCACAATCTGCATTAGGTCGATTTGAACAAGAATTACAAGCAAGAGATACTTCTCAAAGGGGAATGCTTAGTCCTTCTTTTTTTGAAAATAGAACTCAAATGAGCGCTAAGGATTCTACTTATTTTGCGACACCGCAAGCACCTGCTCCAGAGGGCGGTGGCATGAGCGTAATGTGTACTTTAATGCGCGAATACGGCTATCTTGAAGATGATGTATTTGATGCCGATACTTTATTTGGGCATTTGATCGCAACTACTCATCCAGAAATCCTCATCGGCTATCATGCGTGGGCAAAACCGCTAACTGAATTCTTGCGTAATAATGCGATTTATATCCCGTTATTTGCCTATATTGTTCAAGCATGGGCGTATGAAATGGCAGAGCAATTTGGCATTGTAAAAAATCGCAGTACATTTAAACGATTAGTTGGTAAAATAGTGATGAATGTAGGTAAGCCTGTTTGTGGGTTTATCGGAACAGTAATTTCATCATCACAAGGAAACTATGAGTATCACCGGACTTAACGTACAAGCACATCACTTTATTGGCGGAGTCTATGCCAAAGAAGTGATTATTGACGATGGCTTTGAAGTTCAGCAACACGCTCATACCTTTGACCACATGAGTGTTCTTGTTGAAGGATGCGCTATAGTTTGGCAAGGTGATACTCAAGAAACCTATTTTGCCCCTGCTGTGATTGAAATTAAAGCCGGTATTGAGCATAGCGTTCAAGCGGTTAACGGTAGAGTGGTTTGGCTATGTATCCATGCTACAGCTACTTGTGATGCAGAAAATATAGATGACGTGCTTATCGGCAAACCCAATATGGTCAATACCGGTATTCATGTTGATGTATCGGCTATCAATAAATTTATTTCTGATAATGATTATTTATGGAATAAATTTAAACAACGTACTGAATCGTCTAAATCACCACATAGGGAAGTAGATGATATCTGGGTTCGCTATAATGATATTAAAAATTATAATCCATCGAACCCTTTAGCATTTCATGATGAACACGATAGCGTTTTCTATATTAACGATCAGAAATTTAAAGATGAAATTGCTAAGATTAGCCGTGCAATTTGTGAAAAACACAATATCCATAAAACAGAATTTGGTGGCATTTTAATTACTCGTATCCCTGCCGGTAAACAAGTTTATCGTCATAACGATGCGCATAGCTGGCACGCAGAATACTATAAAGATAAATATTTAATCTCTTTAGAATCCAATGATAAGCAATCTTTTAACTACGAAGGGCAATCTATTACTACTCCTGTGGGTGATATATTTAGTTTTAATAACCTTGTTGACCATTGGGTGTTAAATGATTCGGATTCACCACGGGTTAGTTTAATAATTTGTATGCGCCATAACGCATAATTACGCTACACATAACGTCGAGATGACGTAAGGACAAAAGATGAGTACCTTTAACCCACCGGCTGATATTGCTCAGATTACTCTAGCAAAATCCTCAGACGTTAACGCTGTTAAGGCGGCTACCGCAATTGCATTTGGATTGCTTCCAAGTGAAACCAAACTTCAACGTGGTACAGTCAATTTCGCTGTAGACACCGGTACAGCGAATACCTATGTGGTAGCACTAGACAGTTCCATAACAAGTTACACCGATGGTCTACAAGTCGTATTCAGACCTCTTAATGACAATACGGGCAGTGCCACTATCAATTTAAATAGTCTTGGCGCAAAGTCCATTAGACTTACTGATAGTGAACCGATTCAAGCAGGGGATATTAGCGCTGGAGCGGTTATCGATGTTCGCTATAGTACGTCAACAGGGTTTTTCCATTTAACGCCAAACTCAGCTATTTACGCTCACGATGCAGGGGTATCGGCAACAGCCGCAGCGGCAAGTGCATCGACGGCATCTACTCAAGCAAGTAACGCATCTACCTCAGCTAGTAATGCCGCAAGTAGCGCATCAACAGCAAGTACGTCGGCATCAAACGCATCGACTAGTGCATCAACAGCAACGACTCAAGCCGGTATTGCAACAACACAAGCCGGTATTGCAACAACACAAGCAGAATTAGCAACAACACAGGCAAATAATGCTTTATCAAGCGCAAATACAGCAACAACACAGGCTGGAATATCGTCAACACAAGCGGCTGCTTCCGCATCGTCCGCTACTATTGCGTTAAACAGCGTATCTTCGGTTGCGACCTCTGCTACAACTGCGACAAATCAAGCGACAATCGCAACTACTAAAGCCGTCGAATCCTCAAACAGTGCAACTAATTCTGCAAACAGCGCAGCTTCAACTGCAACATTGCTTGCGAATGCGGGGTCAATGTTGGGAATAAACTTTGGAGCATTTACTATTTCGGGTGGAGAACTTACTGTGACGCATCTATCAACTTCCACACCGTCGCTATCAAACGGTGAATTAATCTTAACTTACGAGACTTTATAATGGCAACGACAAATCTAGGGCGAATAGGGTTAGTCTCTCGCGGCACATGGTCAGCAGGGACATATAAAAATTTAGACGTAGTGTCTTATAATAACTCACTTTATATCTGTAAAGTGACTACGACAACTGACGCTCCAACAGTAACGGCTAGTTGGGATTTATATGTAAGCGATAGCGGGGCTGCCGCAAGCGCAACAGCAGCTGCAAGTAGTGCAACAGCGGCAGCGGCTAGTTATGATTCATTTGATGATCGATATTTAGGCGCAAAAACATCTGATCCGACGGTTGATAATGACGGAAACGCATTGCTAACTGGCGCATTATATTGGAACAGCGCAACGGGCGTATTTAAAGTCTGGTCGGGTAGCGCGTGGGTCACTAATATCACATCAAATCAGTTTGGTACAAACGTCGCCACATTCCTTCAAACACCTACCTCTGCAAACCTCGCAGCGGCATTAACAGATGAAACAGGAAGTGGCGCAGCGGTATTTGCATCAAACCCAACCTTCCCTGCGCAAATTAACCTTACTGCAAACAGTGGCTATAATATTTATGCTTCGGGAACGGCTGATAACTATTTGGCTGGCGGCCTTACTGTAGGAGCAGTAATATCTACAGGAATTGGCGTTACTACAGGGGAAACAGCTATAGAATTGGGTAGCAATAGAACTGGAGATGGAGTGTCATATATTGACTTCCATTCAACTTCTGGCACAGATTATGAAACCCGAATTATTAGAGCTGCTGGTACTAACGGAGCTTTGCAAATAATAAACACTGGAACAGGAGAACTTCAATTACAATCTGCTAATACAGCGTCAATTACTTTTTTAACTAGCGCAACTGAGCGTATGCGTATTGATAGTGCAGGGCGAATTGGGATAAACATAACTCCATCTGCTGGGCGTGGATTGACTATAGCTGGATCAGGACTTATTACCGGAGCAGTAAATGGCTTTAGTGTTCTTTCCGCTCCTGTGGTAGCGGCAGATGTCACAGGTGATTATAACATATTTCGCGGTACAACTACGACTGCGGCTAGTGCGTTTACTCTAGCTAATGCGATTAACTTCGTGGCAGCACAAGGTGTTATTGGTGCAGGTTCGTCAATTACTAGCCAATATGGTTTTCAAGCAAATGAAACACTCATAGGTGCGACAAGCAACAATTGGGGTTTTGTTGGTAATATACCCGCTGGTACAGGCAGATACAATCTCTACATGGCAGGAACGGCTGATAACTATTTGGCTGGGAGTTTGGGGATTGGGGGCGTTCCTGCAGCAGGAACAAATTTAATCCTAAATAAAAACTTAACAGGCGCAGCGTATGTATTCGGAGTTGATAATCAATACACTATTCAGTCTGACGTTACTGGCGAAACTTCTGGCTTTAGGTCTGTAGCTTATACTCAAGCAGCCAGTTTTACGCTACCTAGCATTAAGCATTACAACACAGTACAGGTTGCATTTGGTGCAGGCTCTAGTGTTACAAATCAGTATGGTTTTAATGCAGACGGTTCGCTTACAGGTGCAACAAACAACTACGGTTTCTATGGTGGTATAGCCGCTGCCGCTGGTACAGTCAGATATAATCTCTATATGGCAGGAACGGCTGATAACTATTTGGCTGGTAGTTTGGGTATCGGCACGGCTTCACCCGACGCATCCGCCATTCTTGACGTTCAAAGCACTACCAAAGGCGTGCGTATGCCTAACATGACAACCACGCAAAAAAACGCCATTGCGTCACCTGCGGCAGGGTTGATGGTTTTTGATACAAACTTAGCTAAACTCTGCGTCTACACAGGCGCAGCATGGCAAACAATCACTTCAATTTAATAGGAAATACTCATGACAACAACATACACATACGAACCAACTAACCTGCAACGCGACCAAAACGGTATTGTGAACCAAGTTCAATTTACTATCACAGCATCAAACGGCACAGACAGCGTAACGGTTAACTCTATTACAGGTTTACCTGCACCTAAAGGCACAGTCATTGATTACGATAAGCTATCAAAAGCAGACGTTATTGCATGGATTAAAAATCTAGTGGGTACACAGTCTGAAGCGTTAGCAGATTCGGAATTAGCCGCGCATATTGAGAATCAAAAAGTTGTTCATTCTAACGGCACACCTTGGAGCAACTAATATGATTACTTGGAATATATCTGAAGAATCAGCAAATGCGATATTAAGTACGTTAGGTCAACTTCCAACTTCGTCGGGTGCATATCCCCTGCTTGTTGATTTAAAACAGCAAACTGATAGTCAAACTGAAGAAAAAAAAGAGGATTAGTTATGCCTGATGAAGCCTGCCGCCTTGCTAAAGTAGAGCAACGAATTGAAAACCTCGAAGAAATATTTGAAGATCGTGGTAAGAAGCTCGACGCCATAATTGCCACTCTTGAAGAAATGAAGAATGAGCAAACACGCTATAAAGGTTTTATTGGCGGTATTGTCTTCACCATTAGCGCATTATTTTCGTTTATTGCTTGGTGGACAAGTAAATAATGGAATTTTTACAGTTTGCAACGGATGTAGGTTTTCCCATTGCTGCTGCTTGCGTGGGAATGTACTTTGTATTTCTGACGATTAAATTTTTGCTTGATAGCGTACTTGAAAAGATCAAAAGCCTTATTGGTATCATCAAGCAACTTGATAAACGTGTTACCGCTATGTCAGAGGATATTGTAAAAATAGATGTATTGATGACAGAAACGCTTGATATGCCTATTGAGAAAGAAAAAGTGGCACGTTTTAATAACCCGCAAGAAAAGAGAATTGATTAATGGATGTTGACGCATTAGCTAAATATATCAACCAGTATGGATTCCCTATTATTGCATCAAGTAGCATGGGGTATATCGTTTACTTTGTTTGGATATGGGTAACGACAATTGTTAAGCCAATACTTACCGAAACCACTGACGCGCTAATTGAGCTTATTGACCAAATACGCCTGCTTGATAACGACATGATACGGCTTACACAAAAATTAATTACGGTACTTTCTATGAGATCACGAAAATGAATATTGGCAATAAAGGTTTAAAATTAATTAAAGAATTTGAAGGCTGTAAATTAACCGCTTACAAATGCCCTGCTGGTGTGTGGACAATTGGTATCGGCTCAACGCGATATTCTGATGGGAGCGCAGTTAAACAAGGTCAGACTTTAGCAAATGAAGAAGCCGCGTTATTACTATTATCTAAAACATTAACGTCATATGAACACGCAGTAAACGCCATTAAGGTTGATTTAACTCAAAATGAATTTGATGCGCTGGTATCGCTTACTTACAATATTGGCGCAGGTAATTTAGCCAGTTCAACGCTTGTTAAAATGCTAAAAGCCGGTGACGACAAGGCAGAAATAGCAAAACAGTTTTTGCGTTGGGATAAAGCAGGTGGTAAACCGCTTGCTGGTCTTACACGACGACGCAACGCTGAAGCAGAATTGTTTTTAAGCAAATAATTAAAAAGCCGCTTACTCAGCGGCTTTCTTCTAATTTCAATTGGTTCTTGGTTAACCACCTATGATACGCTTGCTCTGGTGATTTACCTGTACAAGTTACCGTATCTTCCCACTCGGTATAACATACCCAAAACCGTCCTACCTTTTTTAGTTTAGGTTTCATTTACGTTATCCCGACAATCTGCATCACACCATCTACGCGCATGACCAATATAGTCACCACACGTCCAGCATAAGCCTGTGGGGTTGCTGGTATCAATAGCAGATGCTTTTGATCTTATAATAGTTATTGCCTTGTCACGCATCATTTCTTCATGTTGCGTTGCAAGGTCGGTATTTCCTTCTTCTGTAGCCATCTTAATTTGTCTTGGTAAATTCCATAAGTTTATGGGCGGTAGTGTCAAATCAGACCATGTAATCATGGTTAATTCAGTTTAACATCTTCTTTTAAAATCTCTTTCCAACGCTGTAGCGTAAGAATAACCTCATCAATATCTTGGTCAAGTGTCTTGACTGATTTACCGGCTCGAAGTAATTTCTTGATGGCGTGTTGTTGCTCTGGTGCTACGATATTATAAATTCTAAAGATGCGATAAGGGTCTATTTTATGACCTTTATAGCTGAATTGATAGTGAGAATCGGCTTTTTGTTTATCTTCTTTTCTCAGCTCAATTTGGCGTAGTGCTTCATCGTGCCGGTTAAACTCGGCAGGAATATCCGTTTCTATTTTTACTTGCGCTTCAGTTTCTTTTTGATGCTTATCTGCCGGATCGTAATTTTTCAAACGATAGAAACTGTCTTTACCGTTAGGCTCTTTAATGAGTATATTATTGGCAACCATTTCGTGCATAGCTGCGAACACATCGGGTCGTTTAATAAACGGCTGAGTCACCATTGCACGGTCATGAATTTCAGTCACTGTCCAAAATTCGTTATAGCGCATAATTTCAAAAATAACTTTTTCTAATGACATAGTGTTAATTCCCATTGTTTTGGAACAATTAAGTGCCTTGTTATAAACTCACGGTAAAGAGCAAAATCAAGTTGCCGTGATTCAAGTTTTACTTTTTGTGTTAATCGCTGTCTAAGTGCGGCTTTTGATCGATGACAGGTTTTACAGTCTGATGATAATCGCCTTGTGCTTTTTATGTAATACGCATCAACAGGTAGGTTCTTGCGACAATAACTACATTCTTTTAGTTGCTCAGTCATTGGGCAATTCCTTGAAGATATTTGGTGCAATTCCATGTAGCTGGCGGTTAATCTCATGTGCTACTGCGCGTATCTCCCACTGTGCTTCTTTACCACTACGTAGTTTAATAAAGTCATACCACGCTTGGAAGTTACCGACTACCAGTAATTCTGTTGTCGTGCCTTGTGGTAGGATAAAACGAGCGTCCTCTTTCTTTACGCCTTCGGCAATTAAATCTTTATAGACTTGAGTTAACTCAGCATACACAGTTTCAACTATTGTCTTATGTTCACCTTTAATTGATTCTGGTATAACCATTGCTACTTCACCTTCATTGCAATACCTCTGACTACGTTGCAGGAAATCCAAATGCTTACTGCGAACAAACTGATGTGAGCAAATACGACTAATGTCTGCAACTAAGAATGTCGCGTGGGCGAAACGTAGTGTAGATAAATGCCCTTTTGTTACACAGTGTTCTGCCCGTTTGATACACTGCTCTGGTGATGAGTCTGTCTTACCGTAGCATATTCCTGCCAGTAATCCGATGTGTTCTTCGGGATTGGGTGTGCTTTGCACTAGGGTGACTTTCATTTCGTATCCTCAGTTGTTTTTACCGTCATTTCTGCAACTTTTTCTGCAATATACGCATCCCATATTTCCCCAAGTTCTTTTTGTATCTTTTCAAATTCGGGTTCTATGCGCTTATACCTTTCAATCAATTCGTCTGGCACTTCCATTTCATCACCATCTCTCCCATAACCATTATTGCCAATTAACAAATACATAAAATCATGTCTTTCCTCAAACCCTACTGGTATTTTCATTTCTTCTCTCCGCTGAGTTGATAAGGGTGGCAGGTTAGATTCCATTTTGAGCTAGTCAACTGCATAGATTTCAAAACAAAGTCTTGTCTTGTTGCCGCTGATTCACATGATACCTTGTCTGCAAATGTGGCTGTTGACTGTGTAGTATGGATGCTTGAT